GGTCTACATATGGTCTGAGGGAGATTGTATCAACTTAGACGACACGTTGAACGACTTTCATGATGGGGTGACTGAGTGTTATCTCAATGGTTGTTTAACAAAGAAGTACTTCAGCTCAGGCACTGAAGTTTTTAGAATCCTTGAAGACATATGGGAGTCATCTTCGATAGGATCAATCGGAGGAAGAGAAGGGCAAGTATCGAACACTACTCCAGAAAACGACATCTAGTTAATCTTTGGGATCTCGGTACCCAGATGTTGCTACCTATACTTCTTTTATTATTTAAAAACCTCTGAACGACGAACAATATGAGTGATATCGAAGATAGCAAATCCGAAGGAGTGTATATACACTACGTGTTGACTGTCAGGGATATCTTCACGCCATTGTCGGAGCCGGTGATGATCGCTAGTAATAGGATAATTGACATTATCGACACGATGCGCGAGTTCTCCTTGACAGGGGCTATGGCATTGGGACAATATCCCAGACATTCTCTATATGTCATTAGAAAACCAGAGATAGAGCCGTCTGCTACGCCTGGTTTCTTTCTGAGATATCCCTATCAAGACGAAGGAGTGGTATACATATGGTCTCGGAGAGATGGTATAAATCTAGATGATGTCCAGAGTGATTTCGAAGAACAAGTAGTTGAGTTTTACTTCCAAGACTACCTTATAAGAAAGCACTACGATTCGAGTACTGAAACCTTTCGAATTCTCGAGAGCGCATGGGACTCGTTCTTAGCGAAATCAGTTCAGGGCGAGTAACATTAAGGGTTGTTTCAAGAGGCAAAATCTCTACTAGTCTACGTCTTAAGAAGAACAGTGAGGAGGCTAGTGAATAAGACGGGTATTATATAAGACTCCGGACAGAGTAAGTGTTATTACCGATAAAACGATAACTCCCGATAGCGACGAATGAGAATTCCTAGATCGATATACAGAAACACTCAAAACTATTTTCTAGTTAAAATAGGAATTTAAATAAAACCGTGACAGAGTCCTGATACAAGTATCTACTTGACAGCCTAATCTCCAGTATGCCGCGTTTTTTCCCCGAGCAACATTTAGACTCTCCGATCCTAGATTATCCTCTTCGATATGTAACTGAACATCTGACAGAGAGCAAAGTTGTTGATCTGGATCGTGTCGAGAAAAGCAGAGGAGATATCGTGGGGGACATCAGGATGAACAACCAAGAGAAGTATATTCGAAGGGTTATTCTTGACGCTTTAGTAACTTCTCAGAACTATCAACACCTTAGGAACGTCCCTTTCACAGTGCATATCCCAGAAATGTTTCCCCGTTTCTTAGTCATTCAGATTTTAATAGGGAGAAGATCACGCAGCACTATCAACGCGTGATGGGAACAATCACACCTCTGATTAATGACCATACTAGATCACTAGCTAAGATGACAGAAAGCCGCTCAAACATCCCGGCTTATTATTCTATACCTAGCTCTTTCCTTGACTATGCATGCAGTGAGAGATGGTTCAGACGTTTCATCCACCGATACTCCGAGAAAAGATCTAACTCCCTTCCCGACCCTGTTGTAATTGAGTTAGCTGACACGAGTTGTATAATGACTCAAAATCTTGTCTTGATGTTTGACACAGTTAGCCCTAAAGAGGTCAATGTCCTAACTTATCACCAAGTTTTAATGTACGCAGATGCGAATATGATGCGAAAGAATGCACTAATTGGGAGGGCATTCTTAGAACCCGAAGACACTCAGACTTTTTCACTGTTTGAGGCTCATTTCCAGTGGCAAGAGAAGTGCATAGCAACTTACGGGAACTTGGGATACGACATCCTCAAGAATACGGAGGCCCTATGTAAGACTTGGATAGGACGTATGACAGATGACATCTTGACAGGGCCTTCGGATTCTTACGCAAACATGGTAGATAAGATACTAGCGAAGGAGAAAAAACACTGGGCGACTCTTAAGAGAGATCCTCTTCTTTTCTCTCCTCTAACACCGTTATATGAGGATACAGTTCTTAAAAAGGTTACCTCTATTCCCCAATTAGTAGAGTTATTCGGTCTTCAGAAGATGAGTGGGCACCCAATCATCGACCCCAGAGTCGGGGGAAGAAAGAGCGCCGAGGAAGCTCGAGGGTTAGGGACTGGATCCCCTGCAGGATATACAAAATTACATGCGACCTTCCGGAGATTGTATGTTACTGCATATATCAGAAAGAATGGTAAATGGCCGCCTTTGATTTTCCACGGTGATGGAGGAGAACTTAAGAAAGCTCGCGATCGTGTTACCTTACGTGTCAAACGAGGGGACTTTACCGATGAGGAGTGGTTATCTTTCTCTTTCCTCAAAGATCACGATCTCAACTACTATGACAATTTTCTTGATCTTTTAGACGATAAGTCAGTATCTCTGCTAAGATCCGAGAAACATCTACAGTGGGACACAGGAGAGCCGACGACTGAGAGACGTCTTCTTCTAGATGTATTGGGAAGATCGCATTTCTCTCTACGGGATATAGTTAGGATAGTCGATAACGATCAAATACCGGAGGAATGGAAGGTCTGCTCGTTGTACCCGAAGGAGAGAGAGTTCAAGATAGCCGCTCGTATGTTCG